TACTGTCGCCGTCCGCTTCGTAATGGGTGGTGGCAAACAGCGCATCGGGCTTACCGCTCTCAACGAAGACCAGGTCGACGGTGACGGCGTTAACCGGCTCCACCTCGTGAAAGACTCCGGCCTCCAGAAACTGCACGTCCGGTACAGAGCCGTATACCGGGTGAACCAGCTCGCCGGTGCCCGCCGTTTTAAGGGCATTTAAAAAGGCTTTAAGCTCCGTCTGGTAGCGGTTGCCCCAGAAGATCGCCTGCAGGCGAAAGTTCACTGCCTTCAGCCCCTGGTCTTCCACCTCTTCGCCGTCCCGGTACGGGTAGGCATAGGTCACGGTGTCCTTTGCCAGGGTGTCGCGGGTAAACAGACAGTCGAACTCCACGCCCCGGAACGAGGCAGGCATCAGCAGGTCGACGCCCAGCGCCGAAGCGATTTCATTGATAGTATCCGCCATTACTTTCTCCTTGAATCAACATCCACGCGGCGCAATACAGCCTGAGTAACATCGTGTCCGTCAAGATAGATATTCGCAACAAACGGCTGCTGCGGGGGTTGCCGGGAATTTGCCGGAGTTTCCCCTGGCGCGGTGGTTTTTGCGCTGTTGTTTTGCGAGAAGAAACTCTTGATTTCATCAAAAGCATCAAGAAACCCAACCGGCAACGGTGCACTATCTGGGATACCGTAACCTTCTTCTTTCAGCCGCTTACGTTTATCTTCGCTTCGCTCCATGACCTGTTCATAAAACTGGTTATAAGCGATATAGGCTTCGGCAAAGGGCACTCTGGCCAGCTTACCCAGGAGGTTTCCTCCTTTACTCAAAACCCCACCGCCTTTTGCTGCTGTTTCAGCCGCTTTGGCTGCAGCGTCTCCACCTTCCTTCGCCAGAGCCGAGTCACCCCCTTTCAGACGATTCCAGAGTTTATTCCCAGCCCACCCAAGTGCAACGCCACCACCAATATCTTTAAGAACCTGAAAAACCGAAGAAGCTCCGCTGATAGCGGTTGTTAATTTCGGAAACTCCTGGGCCAGCTCAGCCGCTTTTTCTGCAACATCGGCAAAAGAATTTGCCAGCGGTGCGGCGGCGTCAATTTGTGCGTTAAAGGTTTCATTTTTCGCTTGGTTAACCTTAAATTCTGCGCTGTCTTTCTTCAGCTCAAAATCCATATCTGCAGAGGTTTCACCCGCCGGTTTTTCAAATTGCTCACTACCCTCTTTAATCAGCTTGTGGTAGTAATCTTTGTTACGTTCCCAGTTGAGGAAGCCATTAAACGAATACTGATTCGTAAAAATACGCCCGACATTCTGTCCATGAATTTGATCGCGACGAGCTTCAAGCTGGGCTTTTTGATCTGGATCTTTGGCGGCTGCTATTTGCTTCTCAAGCGCAATAAATTGTGGATCTTTCTCATCCATAGATCTAATTGCTCTGTCCACAGTATCCAGAGGAGTCAATCCTTTAGCCGCATCTGCACGAATTAACGCACGAATATCAATCCCTTTTTTGTTTTTCCCTTTACCATGCTCCAGATTCGCAAAATTGTTGGCCAGTGTTGGCGAGGACAACTCGGAGAGCAGATTGGTAGTGAACGTCGCGGCTTCTTCCGGGGAACCTGCGCCACGGGCTGCCGCCTCAAAAAGAGCACTCACCTGAGAGTAGCCAGTACGACCATACAGACCGATGGACTTGGCAGATTCCAGCGCCTTCGGCATCTCTTTGGCCAGCAGTGCCATATCGACCAGGCCGTGCTGTGACATCGTGGTGGCAACACTCAGGCCTGCGTGGGCATCCTTCTCATTCAGACCAAAATTGAATGCACTCGCCTGCAGACTGGCGACTGCAGCAGGGTCGGTTTCCGTTGCGGTAGAAATTCTCATGACTTCGGGGAGTGCCCGGATAGGTATATCCGGCCCCTTACCCATAGTCCCTGACCGCATCATCGTCTCAAGAGCGTGAAGGGCACCATCGTGATTCCCACCACCTTCCCGCAGCGCCTTACGCACGCCAGCATCAATGACTTTCATCCCTGCTTCGCGGTCAGCCTTACTGCCGCTGCTGTAGGCAAAGTTAGCCTGTGTGCGTAGCTCGGAATCGTACTGCATCTGATTCTCGATGGGCTTACGCATCACCATCGCACCGGCAACAAGACCGCCGCCAATAGCGCCCACCGTCTTACCCACGCGGGCAAGGCGCTGATAGCTTCGCTCAGTTTCGCCCAGCTCGCGTCTGAGCCTCGCAACGGTCGCCTGCGTCTGGGTCCAGGCGCGGCTCTGCTTGCTGGCACTCATGGTGCCGCTGCGGGACAGGCGGTTGTACGCGGCCAGCGTCTGGTTAATCTCGCGCCGGATGGATTGCTCGGAGCGGATACCCAGCGTTTCGCGAGCGCTGGCCATACGCCGGTACTCCTGCAGCACCGGAGCCGTGTCCTTCTGGGCACGCATCGTTTCAACCATCTCATTACGCAGTCGGCCGACTGTTGAGATCATCTGCTGGTATGCACGCTCCTGCCCCTTTGCCGACAAGGTTCCGCTGCTTTCAAGCCGGTTCCAGGCGCTGATTGTACGCAGGATTTCGCGCTGTATGCTCTGTTTGGACCTGATCCCGTGAGCTTCACGATCGCGGGACAGTCGACGAAACTCTTCGGATAACGACCGGATTTTGGGCGTGGCATTGTCCTGCACGCCGAATTTAATCTGAGTATCAAAATCACGGGCCACGGGGCAGTCCTCTTAGCGGGAAGCAGCACTGCGTGCCCTGTTGCGGGGGCGACGCAGGCTGATAACGGTGCGGTTTTTCTGCCAGGCTTTGGGGTTTTCCCGGCGGGTGATGGCGTCCAGCCATCCGGCCAGCTCTACAGCGCTGGCGAGTCGGATTTTTTCTTCTGAGATGCCGTATCGTCCGAGCCGGATAACCGTGTACCGGTATTCGGTGAAGCGCTGCTCATGGATTTGAGCTTTTTTTTTCACCTCGTCGCGCAGGGTGCGCAGGAAGGCATAATCTTCGGACACCAGATTGTCACAGAGCAGCTCATAGGTGATGCTCTGCGCCGGAATGTCGCCAATCTTCGTCAGCGTGCGGGCCAGCACCGCAATCGGCACACCTGCATCGGATACGCCGTCTTCAATCACGGCAATCTCATCCCCGACCGTTGCCAGACCCAGCACCACGTCCTGGTGCAGTTTGCCATCAAACAGAATGCCAACCGGCAGTGAACCTGTGCAGGTAATGTTTCCGGACATCATTATTCCTCAATTTTGTTAAGTGCAAAGGCGGTAATGTTGATACGCGCCTCGTTATCCACGGTGTACTGCTCACCGACCTGCGTGACAAACACATCCTGATAGGTGGTGCGTTTGCCGCTGCCGAGCGGCGTCTGGGTCAGTTTTGCCCCGGCAATCTGCGCCCAGTTGACGGTGGTATCCTTTGGCACCACTGCCGTGATGGCCAGCTCCCACGTGGCGATACCCTGGGTATAACCTTTCGCCCGGCCAGTGCTGTTCATGGTCTTGACCAGCTTTTTCCCGGTTGTCTCGGTGGGGTTGAAGTCAGTGACCTCAACCTCCACGCTGTTAACGTCCAGGACAATCGAGCCTACGTATTCAAGGGCCATTGTCGTCTCCTTACATCAGATAAATGACGGCGGCGAACACATGCAGACCCCGCACGATTGCTGCCGGAATGGTGGCCTCCGCCCGCGTATCGTCCTGAAGACTGCGGGTGACCCGAAGCTGGTCTTTCAGCGCGTCGACGTTCTCCACAATCTCCAGCTGCTCCAGCGAATACAGCACATCGAGCAGTTCGGAGCGGATACGCGCCAGTCGCGCATCGGTCAGCTTTTCACGCGGGAAGCGTTGGGTGTAGCGCGTCCGGCAGGCCAGACGCACATAGTCGAGCGAACGGATAATGGTGATATCCATAAGCGACCGGTCGGTCACGCCAGCGGCGTTCTTTACATAAGTACTGACCGCGCGCACGATACGCACCACGCTGCCGTCCACCTCAAACGGCGTCAGGCCGTTCATCAGAGCGTTTTCCTGTTCGGTACGTCCCGGCCAGTTGTCCTGCGCCGTGATATCCAGACCCGGTAACGTCAGGGTATTCAGCGGGCGGGCCGGATCGGATTCACTGGCCATCACCGCGCCGTAAATTGCCGCCAGCTCGCCGTTGGGCAGCGCGGAACCAGCATGCCAGCCGCAGGAAATGCGCGGTGCGTTAACCTTGCTGGTCAGCGTGGTGCCGCTGGCAAGCGTCCCGTTCCAGCCGGTAATACCCACAGCCCCGCGTTGCTCAAGCGGCCCGGAGACGTTATCCAGATGCGCGGACAGCTTTGCCAGCGCCTCATCGCTGGTGTAAGGCAGCATGATCAGCGTGTGCCCGGAGGCGAACACGGCGCTGAATGCCGCATCCAGAGTCGGGTCTCCCTGACCACCGCGCATCGGTGTCAGCGTGGCCGTCAGACCGCTGGCCGTGATGATACAGTTCAGACCACACTCATTACCGGCGCTGCCCTTATTGCGGCTGGTCAGCACCAGCGCCCTGACTTTCTCCGGGGGGCGTCACCCGTTACCGGACCGTCTGTCTCACCCACGGTGGCGCTCAGTGGCAGGGTATCCTGCAGCGTAATTGCACTGGCCAGAGAAGCCATCACATCATCGGCTTTATCGCCCTGGCTGACGGCAACGGCAACGGTGGTGCCGCAAATACCCAGACGAACCTGACCGGAACCGCTGGCGGTGCCGTTAACCACCACCGACCCGGTCGCCGCCACACCGGCTTCAGCATCATCCAGCCCGACAACCGTCAGCTGAATGTACTGGTTTGCCTTGATCGCCGCGCGGGCCATACGGTGGGCCTGCGAGCCGCGTCCGAAGTAGAGCGCCGCCTCATCGTCGCTGAAGACATTCACCGGCGTCAGTGCGTCGACCGTAGCGCTGTCGTGCAGACGCTGTGCGATAATCAGCAGCTTCTGGTCATTAGAGGCCAGCGCACGTGAGGCCAGCGTGGTATTGAACGCGAAATAAGCACCAGGCTTATAAATCGGGTTCGGAATAGTTGTCATATCCATAGTCATTTTTCCGCCTTAGCTGCCGGAGCAGCAGATATCTCTGCGTTTTTACCGGATGGTTTAACATCAGCAGCCTCAGTTGCAGCGGATTTAGCCTGTCCGGCATACAGCATCAGATCGCCATCCCGCAGGCGGCGCAGCCAGTAGGCTGTTTCCGGCACCTCCACGGCCTTTTTGTCGGTGATGTAACGGTCTGAACGACCCTCCACCGGCACCTGAATACCCTTACGGGCGATCACCTTAATCATCGTTGTCAGTCCTGTTCTGCATGATATCTTCGGCGACAGGGTCGGATTCTCCAGGCTGGAAGTACGCCATGCGGGTGCTTTCATGCCACAGCTGCGGTTTTTCAATACGCCCGTTCCAGCGAACAAAGTCAGCGTCGTCATCGGTCGGCAGCTCTGGCGCAGGCCAGTGCCCGTTATCCAGCGCGTCTTCCACCCATTGCGTGCCGAACACGCACTCGTAGACCGCCACGCCCTTATCGTTAAAGGCCTGCCCGGCTACGGGGCGCACGCCCTCGGGCTTCAAAAAATCAATCGTCAGCCCCAAATCCTGCCCGGTGAGCAGGCGGCGCACGCTGCGGATAAGGCGATAGCATCCCGGCTCTTCAATCCCCGGCCCGCCGTGGCGGAGCGCCTCATTGCTGCGCAGGTTGTAATCCACGACAAAGACGCTGAAGCGACCGGTGACGAGGAAGCGGCGGCGGGAGGTGTCATGTGCCCGGCTGTTAGTGATGCCTGAAAACACCACGCACACGCCGGGGAGCTGCCGCAGGGCCACGCCGATATCCGTGGCCAGCACGTTCCATGTCACTACAGGGTTGTTGACCATCCGGCCCAGCCCCTGCTGCAGGCGTTCACACAGCGCTTTTTCGATGGTGGTAATCATCAGTACGCCCCTCCACCGGTGCGGTTACGGCTCCACAGATCGTCGCCACCGGAATAAAACTCGACGGTCGGCGTCGAGGCATCGACGGTGCCGCCGTTCTCCGGGTTTGAGCCGATACCGGCTTTGCCGCTGGCAACCAGCTTCAGCCAGCTGATAGCGTCCTCGTAGCGCAGGCGGATCACTTCGTTGCAGGTGTGCTCGTTACCGGTGAGCAGGTAGCGGGCGATATCACAGCAGTAATCACGCAGCGCATCGGGCACCTGCCGCAGCGGCAGGCGATAGCGGGCACCGATATACGCATCAATCCTGCCGCTCGCCGACCGGAGGTGGCGGGCGAGACGCTCATCATCCGCCTCATCACTGTGCCAGGGCGCTGACACGCTGACCGCATCACGCTCTGTGAAATAGGTTTTGTAGTCCTCCGGGGTGGCGTAGCTCATGGTCAGTTTCCTTTACCCGTGGAGCCGTAAGCCATCTGCCAGTAACCGAACGCAGCGGCACCGCGAGACTCAACACCGTATTTATACTCAGCCCGCATAAAGACGTCGTCCGAGTCCATATTGGTCTGGGAGACAAAGTCCGGGGATTCACGCTCCTGGAAGATAAGCGGCTTCAGCACTTTGGTGGTGTCGAGGAGATACCACTCGGTATCGGTTTTCAGATCCTGAATTACCAGCACTTCCGCAGAGCCTTTGTAGAGGTTGGGCTTGCCGTCTTCCAGGCGTTCAGCCGTCACAAGCGCTTTGGCGATATCTTCCAGCGCCGGAGGCACGAGCAGCAGATCAGGGTTGATGTTCAGCGGACGGTCGTGGCGGTCTTTCAGCTTTTTTATGCTGGTACGCGCCGCGCCGAATGAGGCCTTGGCCGCATCCTGTGTGGCACACCGACAACGGGGCTTTGCCCATGTTGCTGTAGGTATTGTCACCAATTTTGTGACTGTTGCTGATAAACGGCAGGCCGTCATAGCACTTGGCGGTGAAGGCTTTATTCAGCAGTTCGAAGACCATTTCATCCGGCCACATTTCGGCACTCTGGCCTGCAGCCGTCGCCTGGACGCCATAGATCCCCAGCTGGTCATCCTTGATGTGGTTACGTTTAACGACCACCGTTGCCTCAAAATCCTTATTGGGCACGGTAAAGTCATGCGCCAGCAGCTTGGTGAGTTGCTTCTCACCAATCCACTCGCGCATTTTCGGGAACATTTCCAGCCAGGCGTAGTAGTTTGCCGCCCCCGTGGATGGGATGCGGGTCGCCACGCGCTGCCACTGCGGTTTACCGAGCTTCAGCCCGCCCTGAAACGACTTTTTCAGGCTCATAAACAGCACGCTGAGGTTGGCTTTGTTGATTGCAGCCATAATCATTTTCCTTATAAATCAGTAAATCCAGACGCCGTCACTTTCGATCAGGATGATTTTTCCGGCGCTGCTGCGGGTGGCATCGCCAGCCGGAGTCTCACCGTCCGCAGGTGTACAGCCGTTCTCAGCAGACAGCGTCTGATTATCCAGGATGTAAGCGCGGGTAAGCAGGCTCGCCTGGGTGATGGTGCCGTCACTGGCCCACTTAAACGCCTTACTGGCGCGGACGTTGATGAACTGAGCGCTATCCTCACCGGCACTGTTATCCACCGACTCGTCGGCGCAGCCTGCGTATTTCAGAGTCGCATCCTCCGTGCCGTTGACGGCAAAGCCGGTCGCGTTAACACAGACAATGGCACCCATCGGGATAACTTCATCTTTGGCAACGGGCACCGGCACCAGAATGCAGTCGCGCCCTGCTGTGTCGCGGGGTTCAGTGATAGCGGTCATTTTTTCTCTCCGGTCAGGTCTTCAGCGGTGAGGCCCATCTGGCTGCAGATGGCCAGCTGCTCGGCGGTCAGTTCGACGCTGCCGTCATGTTTACCGGCATCAAACGACATACCGTCAGACTGCAGCTGAGACAGGGCTTTGATAGGATTGCGGGTGCCGATCATCTTTTCCATCAGGCCGTAGTTGCTCCTGCCCAGCTCGCGCAGGTTGTCTTCGTCAGCACCTTTCATTACTCGCCCGTCACTCAGGGCGGCGGTCAGCAGAGTCTCAACCTTGTCGCCCTGAATCTGCGAGGACAGCGAGGCCAGTTCATTACGGAGATCGTCCACCACGGCCACAGGCACGAATTTGGTGGGATCAGGCGTACCGGTCTGCGCGGCAGAGAGCGCGGCAATCTTCGTCTGACCTTCCTGAATGGCCTGGTCTTTCGCGGTGAGCTGTGCCTTGTGAGCGTCAATCAGCGCCCCGATGCTGGAGCAGTTCGCCTCTTTGAGCTGATTGTTCTGCAGGTCGTCCAGTGCGGCCTGAATAGCCGCCTCATCAGCCTCCTGCTTCAGCCCCATGATGGCGCAGAGGACGAGACGCAAATTTTCGTTCATCGGTTTTTCTCCGTTATCAAAAAACATTAAGGACGCCGCCACCTGACGCATCCCGTCCAGCACCGGCATATTGGTGAGCGCAGCATTGACCAGCTCCCGCACGTTTCCCTGCTCGTCATAGCGGAAGGTCGGGGATACATAGCGGTATTCATCAGCCTGAATCAGCGAGGCGGCGCGTTCTGTCCACTTGACGTCAGCAAACAGGCCTTCACCTTCAACCCAGGTCAGGGACTTAAACCAGCCTGACGCAGGCACCGGGCCACTGGCCTGTGGAGCGTTCAGGGACTGGTGCTCATAGTCAAACTGGTAGTCATTCACCCGGCTGTTGGCGGCATCAATCAGACGCTGTGCCAGTGAGGCGTCCAGGAACCAGCGCTGACCACCTGACGGCGCACCAAACCAGCCAGCCGGAAACAGCTGAATGCGGGCGGTGTTGTCCTTGTTGATGCCTGAAAGTGAGGACAGGATAGGCGGCAGGCTAAATGCCCGACAGTTACAGGGGTGAAGCGGTAAGAACAGGGGAAGGATACAGGGGATTAAGACAGTAACACCGTGGCTGCATGGCGCAACCCCGTTTAAAACCCGTTTAAATCGCGCAGAATGGCGTTAAAACATTACAGGGGTAATACGTTACCCCTGTAAGCGGAAAAACGCCACAACGGCCTTTTGTGGGCTTATCAGTCTTCACCTCCAAGATGGTCGATGACCGCCTGGCGGATGGCGTCATTATCATCATCCGTAAGGCTGAGGAAAGGACGGGCCGGAATATCTGAACCAGGGTGGTTGACCTGACTCGCAAAGCGTCCGTTAAAATACAGCGCTTTTTTGTTGCGGGGGCGGATGATGTGAGGGCGGGTTTTCCCGCCCTTCTGGTGGATTCGGGCATAGACAACATTACGTACCCACCACCGCCTGATCGTTATCGGCGAACGGCTCAACTGAGCCATGCAGGCGTCCGGTCTTCATCAGCGGCTTGCCGTCGCGATATTTAAGTGGCTTCCACGCCGGACGCCCGCCCTGAACAAAGTTCTCATCCACCGCATCAAGCATGATACCCGCGACCTTATTCATTAGCGGCTCACGGTGCTGGCAACGTGCGGCCAGCTTGTCGAGCCAGTCGCGGAACTCGTCAGAAATATCGATATCGAGCTTCATGCACTTCCCTCCGGCAGCGTCCCGTCAATCAGGCTGGCGCGTGCGACAGCAGCAGGCGACCACGGCACCGACGATACCGGCTCAAAACCATCAGCGCTGCGGGCAAGTGTGACCACGCTGTAACCGGCTAAATCCTCCACCACCATCAGCAGAGCCTCTCCGCGCCGCAGCACTGCCACCGGGTAACGAAATGCCGATGCCAGACGTCCAAGCCACGACGCACCGGCTTCCCGCAGGCTGACCGCCGTTTTTGCCGGTAAGGTGACAACCGGCGACGGCAGAGTCGCACTGTCACTGATTGCCGCCAGCACCAGCGGTGATAATGCACCAGCGCGGCGAAAATCCCTGCTGGGTCGCGCAGGCAGCGAGCGCACCCAGCTCTCAAGGTCGCGGTTCATTGCCGTGGCCAGCCGGTTATTACGCAGCGTTTCATACACTGCCTGCGCGGCAAGACGTGGAGGGGCATCAACGCTTTTCTCCAGGAGGGACTGACCCAGCCCGGCCAGATACCCACGCCCCGGGTTGAGGTTAAAACCTGCATCCGGCACCATCATCCGCCCGGTCTTCGGATCACAAAACGCTGTCACCGGGCGCATCTCCCCGTCAGTGCCGTAAGGTTGCTGGATTGTGGTCATGTACGCTTCCGAGGATTCAACACCAATCGGATGCGCATCAACCTGAGCCTGCGTGAGCGCCCTGACAAAGCACCGGCAGTTATAGCCATTCGGCGGAAACAGTACATTCCAGATAGGATCGTCCCAGCGGAATATACGCCCGTGCAGGGCTGCATGCGCAGGCCGGGTGCGACCGTCCATGATGGCGTTATACTGCCAGTAAGGGCGCTCTTTCGCATTCGCTACCATCCACTGAT